GAAACTGATGGAGTCGAAAGATTAAGAGTCAACTCTACTGGTGAAATTGGTATTGGTAAGACTGCTACTACAGGAGTTGAATTAGATGTTAATGGTAATATCGTAGCAAGTGGAACCGTAATTGGTGCAACACCTACCGAAAATACACATTTAACTACAAAGTCTTATGTTGATACGGCTGTTGCAGGAATAGTTGATTCGGCGCCTGAAGCACTGAATACACTAAATGAAATAGCTGAAGCATTGAATGATTCTCCTGGGCAGATTGATAACATATTAACTGCAGTAGGAGAAAGATTAGTCATAGCAAATAATCTATCAGATTTAAATAATGCTGCTACCGCAAGAACTAATTTAGGATTAGGTAATGTTGATGATACAACTGATGCGGGTAAACCAGTTTCAAGCGCGCAACAAACTGCATTAAATTTAAAAGCAGATAAAGAATCTCCAACTTTTACTGGAAATATACTATTAGAAAATTCAACTAATACTAATAAAACATTAATTAAACAGAAATCTTACGGAGTAAATGGTTCGTTTCAACTCCAAAGAGGAACTTCATCTGATGAAAGCCTAAGTACTTTTTGGGAGGGCTCGAGTGCTGAAAATCTTGTTATTCGACAATATTTTGAAGGAAACCAAGAGGGTCAAATAAAATTCTTAGGAGATACTCCTAATGGATCAAACACTCTAAGACTAGATGCTAAAAATATAGATGTCGGTTTTAGTAATACTGACTTGACAAAAATATTTAGCAATACTAACATTGTTTCTAATAAAAAGTTAGTGTTTACTGACACTCGCACTAATGATCACGGACTACAGTTTAATCATTCTGGAGCTTCTGAATTAGTGCAGATGGGAATGTATGGTTCTTATGGTGATTCTAATATTGGTGAATTTAAAATAACACATAAAATTGGAGCTTCTGCAAATACAGATGTATTGAGTATAGCGCCTGAAGCAGCCAAAGTTACGATACACAAGCAGCTTAATATTAAAAATATACTCGTCTTTGCTGATAATACAGCCGCGAATGCTGGAGGATTGCTAGATGGCGATGTTTATAGAACATCAACTGGAGAGTTGAGGATATTTTACTCGTAATCTTAGTAAATCAAATTCAAGACAAATACCAATCTTATAAATAATTATTATGTCAGAAACATTTTCAAAAATAATTTTAACAAAAAGTGGTGTCTCACAGGCTCAGCCAGCGGCTGCAGATTTAGATTATGGTGAACTTGCTATTAATTATAGTGATGGAAGACTTTTCTTTAAGGATAGTGATAACACAATCACTACGATAGCATCGAGTCAAGAGTTATCTAGCCTCAATTCACACAAGAATAATATAAATAATCCTCATAATGTTACGGCGTCTCAATTGGGATTACAAAACTTTGTAGACTTATCGCCTAGCACTTTGGAAACATCACAAACTACATTACTAGCTTTGGCTGAAAAAGCAGATCAAAGCGAGACTTATACTAAAGCCGAAGTTGATGCAAATATTTCCAGTGGAATTACTGATAAGATAACACTTGATAATCTAAGTGTTGGGCCAACCGAACAACCTAATGGTAATGGTGCATTATCTTATGATCCACTGAATGGTGAATTCACATATACTCCGCCTGCCCTTGATACCGAGTTCTTTCGTGAAAGTATAAGTGTTGGAGCAACCGCGGCTCCAAATGGTGGTGGTGGTCTTACATATAATAATAGTAATGGTGAATTCACATACACTCCGCCGGGAGTTAGCGATCTGACATCCATATCTGTTGCATCCCAAGCCAGTCCTTTAGGTAATGGTGGGATTGCATTTAATAGTTCTAATGGTGAATTAACATATACTCCACCCGTTATAAACAGCTTAACCAATCTAGGAGACGTAGATTTCGGTAGCAACAAGATTTTGTATTCTAATCATTATGCTACTACAAACGATCTACCAAGTGCTTCTACATATCATGGTATGTTTGCCCACGTTCATTCAACGGGTAAAGGATATTTTGCACACGCAGGTAATTGGGTAGAACTTGCAAATTATTCTGATATTCCAAATGGACTTAATGGTCTTGGCGAAGTCATTAATGAAGATAGATTCATTGTATCGACTGGTACTGGAGCATTTGAATATCAATCAGGTACTACTGTGAGAGATAGTCTCGGATTAGGTGTGGATGATACTCCAGAATTTGATGGAATTGATTTGGATGGTGGTGACTTAGTCTTAGATATTGTAGGTAATACTAAGATAACTACTTCAGGTCCTCCTAATCAGATTGATTTTGAGTTTGATGATGGTCTGAATACTAATACAAGTGAGTCTAAATTACAGATATCATATGATGTGGTAAATGGTAATGGGGCAATTGCTCCAACCACAAATGATGATATTGATTTGGGTTCTAGTAGTAGTAAATTTAGAACTTTACATGCCGACTCTATAGAGTTATCTGATCTGATTGTAACTGGTGGTAGTTTAGGTTTTTACGGCACTGCCGGACAAAATCAACCCGATACCAACAGCGGGAGTGCAACACACGTTTCTGACACAAGTAACTCGGCTGCTCGAGTAAATATAAATGATACATTTGATGGATATACATTATCACAAGTTGTTAGGGCTCTAAGAGATTTAGGTTTATTGGCTTAATATAATCTTATAAATAGTTATATGGCTTCATATAAAAATTTATTCATCGATCAAGGATCGGATTTTAATGTCACTATTGATCTTGATCCAATAGTTGGTTCATTAGTTTTGACCAATTATTTGGGAGTAGGACAGATCAGAAAAACATACAATTCAATTACAAAGACTGATTTTACGATCACACTTGATACGATTAATAAAAAGTTAGTCTGTAATCTCGACTCGACTAAAACAGCCGCATTGAAGCAAGGGAGATATCTTTATGATATTGAAATACATTCACCCGATTCTCCTTCAATCATCACAAGAGTGATTGAAGGACAAGTAGAAGTCACGCCTCGTGTGACAATTGTAACATAATATAACTAGAGATATGGCTAAACCAAATTCAAGACAAGATTTAATTGACTATTGCATGCGCTCCTTGGGTGCACCAGTGATCGAAATCAATGTGGATGAAGATCAAGTTTCTGATCGTATAGATGAGGCAATTCAATTTTATCAAGAATACCATTCAGATGCCGTTGTCAGAACTTATCTCAAACATAAGATTACGCAGGATGATATAGATAATCGATATATCACTCTACCAGATGAGTTGCTTTTTGTGAATAGAATTTTTCCTATTGATGGTGGAACAACTGGTACAGGAATGTTCTCAGTAGACTATCAGATTCATCTTAATGATATATTTGATCTGAATAATGTCGCTGGAGGATTGTTAAACTACGAGATGACTCAGCAGTATCTTTCATTAATCGACCGACAGATTAGTGGTATGCAACACATCTCGACATTTACAAGACATGCTAATAGATTGGCAATTGAAATTGATTGGGCTGCTAATCTTTCTGTCGATACATATATTATTGTTGAGGGTTATCAATCACTCAATCCAGAAACATATACAGAGGTTTATAATGATAGATTCCTCAAAAAATATACCACTGCTCTTATTAAAAGACAATGGGGACTGAATCTAATTAAATTTGAAGGTATGCAACTTCCGGGCGGAGTTACTTTAAATGGTCGCCAAATTTATGACGATGCTGTACAAGATATTGAAAAGATTGAAGAACAGATGCAACTTACCTACGAGATGCCTCCTCACTTCTTTGTTGGGTAATATATTATGCCAAGAAATCAATATTTCAGTTTGGGCACAACGTCTGAGAAGAGCCTCTATGAAGATATAGTCATAGAAGGTCTTCGCATATACGGTCATGATGTCTATTATCTTCCAAGGACAATCATCAATAAAGATGGTGTTTTCAATGAAGCTGCTTTAAATGAATTTGGTGAAGCCTTCCAAGTTGAAATGTATGTTGAAAATATTGACGGTTTCGAAGGAGAAGGAGACATACTTTCTAAGTTTGGTTTAGAAATGAGAGATCAAATGAAACTTGTTGTTTCCAATCGTAGATGGGAGCAGCTCGTGGGAAGATTTCAACCTAATGCTGAAGCTAGACCTCAAGAAGGTGATCTAATCTACTTTCCACTCGTAAAAGGATTATTTGAAATTCGTTATGTTGAAGAGGAAACACCATTCTATCAGTTACAAAATATTCCAACATTCAAATTGAGTTGTGAATTATTTGAATATAGTAATGAAGCAATTGATACTGGAGTTGAAGAGATTGATGTATTTGAAACTAAATTTGCAAGTAGGACTACTCTTACATTAGGAACAGGAACAGGAACATTTGCCACAGGAGAAGATGTCACACAAACAGTTTCTTCTCTAACCATAAGTGGAGAAGTCGCTGAACTAAGAACTAATGAAATTGATTTAGTTGGTATTACATCAAGTGATGGTACTAATGTATCCTTTAGTGTAACAGGAGGCTCTAATGGTGATCTAGTAGGTTCGACAAGTGGCGCGTCTTATGCAATTCTATCACGAGATTCTGACTTTAAAAATATAGATGACATTGATCCATTTGCAGATAATGAAGAAATAGAATCCTTTGTAAGAGAAGGTAACTTCATAGATTTTAGTGAAACAAATCCATTTGGAATACCAGACACAACATTATAATGCTTACAGGAACACACTTTTATAATCAGACACTTAAGAAATCTGTTTCAGTTTTTGGAACGATCTTCAATAATATTCGTATAGTTAAACATGGCGGAGTTGAGGAAAGAGTACCAATTTCATATGGACCGAGACAAAAGTTTTTGGCTAGACTTGAGCAGTCAAGTAGTAGAGATGAGCATATTGCAATAAAGGTGCCCAGAATGAGTTTTGAGATTACTGATCTATCTTATGATTCTTCAATCAGTCTTAATAAGATGAATAAGACATATCATTCATCTTCTGATTCATTTATTTCTAGAGATTCTCTAAGTCAAAGTGTGCCATATACTTTGTCTATTGAATTAAATATAATTTCGAAGACTCAAGATGAGGCTCTTCAGATAGTTGAACAGATTTTACCTACATTTACACCAGAATATACTGTAGGAATTACTAATATGAATGGGCCTGATAAAACGGTCGATGTTCCTATTATATTAAATAGTGTTTCTATTCCTAACGAATATGAAGGTGATTTTGAATCCAGAGGTACTATAATTTATACATTAAGTTTTACAATGAAAGTAAGATTCATTGGACCAATTGCACCGAAGGCTATCATACGAGATGTTTCGACAAACTTATTTGGTGACATAAAAGAAGATGGTGAACAGACTCCTATTGGTCGAGTAAAAACTGAACTGGGTTCATCTAGTGATACTCCTTTTGATTTTACAACAATTACAACATTTGGCTTTGATGATGATTCTCCGTAATGAAAACACAAAAAGATATTTTAGCTGCACTTGAAACAAACCTTCCACAACAACTAAAAAAGATAAAAACTGAGGTAGCTCAGACAGAAATCGTCGTTGATACTGAGGAAGATTATATTTATTCAAGAGAAAAGATTAAAGAATTAATCGAAAAGGCAGAAGAAGCTATCGATACTATGATGGCTCTTGCAAGTGAGACTGAACATCCTAGAGCCTTCGAAGTGCTTTCTGGAATGTTTAAGACTACTACTGATATGATGGATCAACTTATAACTTTACAAAAGAAGAGAAAAGAATTAACACAATCAGAAGAACAAAAAGCCATCGCTTCTGGTAGTACTACAAATAATGCAATCTTTGTTGGTTCTACAACTGAACTACAAAAGTTTTTGAGTAAGAATAATAATGCTGATTAATGGTGAAAAAGGTTACCTCGGCAATAATTTAGTTAAGCGCGATGGTGTAAAAGATAGCTTCACAAAAGAGGAAGTTGGGGAATATGTAAAGTGCATGAAAGACCCAATATACTTTGCAGAGAAGTATATTAAGGTCATCTCACTTGATGATGGACTGGTTGAATTTAAACCTTATGATTATCAAGAAAGAATGTTTAATCATTTTAATGATAATAGATTCTCCATTGTTCTTGCTTGCCGCCAATCAGGCAAATCTATAAGTACAGTAATTTATATTCTATGGTATGCAGTATTTCATCCAGAAAAGACTATTGCTATTCTAGCCAATAAAGGTGCCACTGCAAGAGAGATGTTATCTCGTGTTACACTTGCACTTGAGAATCTTCCATTCTTTCTTCAGCCAGGATGTAAGGCATTAAATAAAGGTAATATCACATTTGCAAATAATACAAAGATCATTGCAGCTGCTACATCTGGTTCTTCTATTCGTGGTCTATCTGTTAATCTTCTATTCCTTGATGAGTTTGCTTTCGTTGAAAATGCGGCAGAGTTCTATACATCAACATATCCTGTTGTTTCAGCAGGTAAAGAAACAAAGGTTATTATCACATCAACCGCTAATGGTGTGGGAAATGTATTTCATCGAATATACGAAGGTGCTATTCAAAATAGAAATGAATTCAAAGCATTCAGAGTTGATTGGTGGGATGTGCCTGGTCGAGATGAGAAATGGAAAAAGCAGACCATAGCAAATACATCGGAGATTCAATTCGAACAAGAGTTTGGAAATAACTTTCATGGTCGATCCAATACTCTTATATCTTCTGATATAATCCTTGGCTTAATTGCTGAAGAACCTCAAGAGTTCAAGAATAATATATCCTATTATGAAAAGCCTGAAGAAGGACACACATATGTAATGGCTGTGGATGTCTCGAAAGGACGAGGACAGGATTATTCTACATTTAGTGTTATAAAAGTAGAGAAAGATAAATTCAAGCAGGTGTGTACATTTAGAGATAATATGATTTCACCAATGATCTTTCCAGATATCATTGTAAGAGTTGCCAAGTTATATAACGAAGCAATCGTTCTCATTGAAAATAATGATGTTGGACAGGTCGTGTGTAATACAGTTTACTATGATTACGAATATGAAAATACATTTGTTCAATCCACTATTAAAGCCGGCGGCATAGGTGTTACAATGTCAAAGAGGGTCAAGAGAATTGGTTGTTCCAATATGAAAGATTTAATTGAACAGAGAAAATTGGATATAGTTGATTCCGAAACGATTTCAGAGATATCTACATTTGAATCAAAGGGTACTTCATATCAGGCATCTGGTGGCAATCATGATGATTTAATTATGAATATAGTTCTATTCTCGTGGTTCATTTCATCCGATGCCTTTGCAAATATATTGGATATGGATTTAAAAGAATTACTTTATCAAGATAGAATCAAAGAGATTGAAGATGATCTACTACCTTTTGGATTCATCGAAGATAATAGAGAAAGTTCAAGTCTGAATACTGAAGCACACGATGCTCTTGTACAACAGACTAAGAACTGGATTGGATTCTAAAAATCACAATATTTATAAATAGTCTTATTGATAAATTCTTATTATGTACCTATCTTATAATAAACATTAACTGAAAGAAAATTATGGGTTTTCAAGTATCGCCTGGGGTCGAGGTTAAAGAAATCGATCTAACAAATGTCATACCCGCGGTATCCACATCTATTGGTGGATTTGCAGGGTATTTTAAATGGGGGCCTGTTAATCAGATCGCTCTCATTTCGTCCGAGAAGGGTCTGCTCCAAAAGTTTGGAACACCAGACTCTTCTAGTCTCTATGCTGATCCGTTTTTCCAAGCGGCTTCATTCCTCCAATATGGCGACGCACTAAAAGTCGTTCGTGGTGGTAATGCAGAAAGCTTAAGTAATGCAACTGATCTAGATTCAGAGGATTCACCTGATAATGGTATTTGGATTCCTAATCAAACATATTTTGAAGAGGAAAATGTTGCTGTTGAAGGTGGTACATTTGCTGCTAGATATCCAGGCAAAGCAGGTAACGGCCTTAAAGTGTACGCACTGAATACAACCGCGTTTGAAGCGATTGGAACAGACTTACAAAACTCGCCACACCCTGGCTCAGAACAAGAAGGAGTTTATAATGTCTTCGATCTTGCACCAGGCACTGATGAAATTCATGTTGCTATCGTTGATACTGAAGGAACCTTCGGTGTTGCTGGTTCGATTGTTGAAAAATTTGATGGACTCAGTGTCAATAAGACAGCCAAAACTGCTTCGGGTGCTACTAATTACATCAAGAATGTGATAAATTCACAATCGCAATATGTGTATCTTGTTAAAGGTGATACCACTGCTTATACAAAGGATACCTTTGATAATTCTGCGTCTCCTTCTCAAGGTGGTATTTTTGAACTAAAAGGTGGAATTGAGCCCGATGAGTCAGCTGACTCGCCAGCAATAGGTGATCAAGACCTTGATAAAGATACTATGTATGCATTAGACTTACTTTCTGATGCCGAGACAGAGGATGTAAACCTTATTTTCTCTCAGATCATGTCAGATGGAGCACTTCTTCAGAATTATGCTCACTCAATCGCTTATTCAAGAAAAGATGCAGTAGCATTTCTTTCTCCACCAAAAAGTGCTACAGTAGCGCAAACTAATCCAATGACTAAAGTCAGGGACTTTGCTAATAATGATGTTACAACTCGTGACAATAATGGCTCTTATGGTGTGATTGATTCTGGTGCATTGTATATCTATGACCGTTATAATGATGTATATCGTTACATCCCTGCAAATGGTCATATCGCTGGACTCTGTGCTAACACAGATGATGTTGCAGAACCTTGGTTCTCACCTGCCGGTTATAATCGTGGTGGACTTCGTAATGTCGTAAAAGTTGCTTACAATCCTAAGAAAGCAGACAGAGACGAGCTATATAAAGCTGGTGTTAATCCAATTGCAGCGTTCCCCGGTCAGGGCATCGTTCTTTTTGGTGATAAAACAGCACAAGCTAAGCCATCAGCATTCGATAGAATCAATGTTCGTAGATTATTCATCGTCCTTGAAAAGGCAATTGCAACAGCTGCTAAATATCAGTTGTTCGAATTGAATGATGAATTCACACGTGCGACATTTAGAGGAGCAGTTGAGCCATTCTTAAGAGATGTTCAAGCTAGACGAGGTGTTAATGACTTCATGGTTGTTTGTGATGAAACAAACAATACCGGCGAAGTAATTGATACTAATCGTTTTGTTGCAGACATCTATATTAAGCCTGCCCGTTCAATCAACTTTATCACACTTAACTTCATTGCTACACGCACAGGAGTTGATTTTGCTGAGGTTGCCGGTCTATCTAACGCTTAAGTATAAATAAAGAAAGGATAAACTATTATGTCAAATTTTAAAATAGACTCACTTAAAGGTAAATTACAAGGTGGGGGCGCACGCCCCAATCTTTTCAAAGCAACCGTTGTATATCCAGCTTATGCTGCTGGAAACACTGAACTCACATCTTTCATGTGTAAATCAGCACAGCTTCCAGCAAGTGTTGTAGGACAGATTGATGTGCCGTTTCGTGGCCGCACATTGAAAGTTGCAGGAGATCGTACATTCGAAAATTGGACTGTAACCATTATTAATGATGAAAATTTCGTTATTCGTGATGCTATGGAGCGTTGGATGGATGGAATTAATAATCATGAAAAAGGTGAAGGTTTCATTAATCCTAGCCAGTATATGTCAGATTTGATTGTTGATCAACTATCAAGAAAAGATGGTGAAAAACCAACTAAGAGTATTGTCATCAAGGATGCGTTCCCTGTGAATGTTTCCGCGATTGATCTTAGTTACGATTCAACAGACGCAATCGAAGAATTCACAGTTGAATTTGCTTACCAACGTTGGGAATCAAATACAACCACGTAAATCTTAATTAAAATAATGGGCACCTTCATGTCTGAGGGTGCCCATTTATTTTGTTATAAATAATATTATGGAATTGTTCGGATATCAAATAACTAAGAAGATAGCCTCGCGAGAGGGTAAACTAGATAAAGATTTAAAATCATTCGTACCAAAACGTGATGATGAAGGATCGTCTTCGGTTGTCACAACTGGTGGATACTATGGTCAGTATGTCGATGTCGATGGTACTAGTAATGATAGTGAAAACGAACTAATTGTTAAATATCGTGAGGCAGCATCACAGCCCGAGTGTGATCAGGCTATTAATGATATTGTTGATGGAGCAATTGCATCAGGTGATGATTCTGCTCCTGCTGATCTCAATATGAATGATTCTGAATTGCCAGATTCAATCAAGAAGCAGATTCAAGAAGAATTTAAAAAAATATTATCATTATATAAATTCAATCGCAGAGCATCTGATCTATTTAAGGAATGGTATATAGATGGCCGATTGTATTTTCATGTCGTAACAGACGAGAAGAATTTCAATAAAGGTATAAAGGAACTTAGACAGATCAATCCTCTGTATCTAAAAAAGGTTAAAGAAATAAAGAAAATACTAGATCAAAAGACTGGTGTTAAAATTCCAAAGGTTGTAGCAGAATATTATATTTACTCTGAATCTTCAGAAGGTGGAGATAGTTCAAGTGGTATCAAAATTGCAAGGGAAGCTATTGTTTCTTGTCCTTCTGGATTACTTGATATTAATCAAGAGAAAGTAATATCACACTTACATAAATCAATGAAGTTGGTGAATCAACTTAGAATGATGGAAGATTCATTGGTTATGTATCGTGTATCACGTGCTCCCGAAAGAAGAATCTTCTATATCGA